CTTTTCGGGTTTTTTATTATCTATTGATGCCAACAAGGCATAACTATATCTATAACTAATAAATCAAGTTTATCATTCACTCTATCAAAAAATTCACAAGTACAATTAGAACCAATATTTTCAAAAGTATAGCGTTCTAACCGTTCTTCTTTACTTACATTATCATCAGCTTTTTGACATTCATCAGAAGGACATACATGATAATTAGCATCTCTTAAATTTCTAATATCCTGTTTAATTTCTTCAATTCTAAAATCTAATTCTTCAGGACTCATACTTACATCAACATTTCCTAATATAGAAGGAACTTTCTTCATACTTATTCTCCCAATAAATTAATTTTTTGCTGAGCGAGCGAAGCGAGCGAAGTTACCTTATAGATTTAAGAGCTTCTAGGAGCATAACACTCCCAGAAGCTCTATGGTGCTACGCTTTTTCTACGAACATGCGTAGTAAGTCCTGTAGCACCCAGAATAGATTTATGCAACTTTCTTGGCTTTCTTAGCCTTTTTGACTTTCTTCTGCATCGGTTGGTCTAAGTCAATGACCTTTGGAGTTTCCTCCTTTTTACCGATGAACTGGAAATCTTCAGCAATAACACGCAACATGCTACGCTTTTCTCCAGTAGCTCCATTCCAAGAATTAAATTGCAATCTACCCTGTATGAATATTGCATCACCTTTCTTGAAGTAAGTATTAATTGCTTCTCCTCGTTTACCGAACATGTTCACTTCAACGAAGCATACTTCTTCTTTCTGCTTCCCATCAGTTCCTTTCCATTTACGATTAATTGCAAGACCGAAATTACAAACAATATTACCAGTTGTGGTAATCTCTTTTACTTCTGGGTTTCTCGTAAGATTCCCAATTAATAACACCTTATTCAAATTACTCATCATTCACCTGCCTTTCTGTACAAAGCTAAAAAAATAATAAAAAAAAAGAAAATTTAAAACTGCACCCGAAGGGAGTTTTAAATTTCTCTTTTTGTTTATTTTATATATCTTGCTTTTCAATTAAATTAACCAATACATCACCATGACAAGCTAACGGTTTACAATAACAACCTAAAACCTTACCTTTTAATTTATCTAACTGACTTTTAGAGAACTTACTTGCATAATTCGCATACTTCCTAATAACCTCTGCTCTATCACCATCTTTACCAATTACAAATGGGTTTCCATAAATACTTCCTCTACCAATATATACTTCATACTTACATTTCCTAATATTCACAACTTTTGTACGCATAATAACCTCCCAAAGATTAAAACGATTAGAAATATAAAAAGGATAAGAGAACCTAATCAGCTCTCTTAATCCAATCAACAACTTCATCATTACAATAAATTCTTTCAGTAACCTCAAACTTATACTCACCTTTTGAATGGTCTGGGCAACACAAGTTACACTTATCTTCAGGAAGTAACATATCACCATAAGGGTCAACTGCAACATGTTGTGCGTCTTCCAATACCATTCTGCTTATTTCTAATAATCTTGCCTCTTCTTCTAAATCTTTCAAATTTAATAATCTTTCATCACTAATCATTTTGCCCTCCTTATAACGATTTAAAAAATTAAATTCTCACCCGAAGTTGGGATTTAATTTCTTTAAATCGTAATAAGATAATAGGCAAAATGCTATAAGATGAAAGATATTAAAGAGATTTAGGAGAAGAGGTAAGATTAAGAAAATGAATGGTATTAACCGCACAACATATTGCGTTGATTCTTATAATATTATGCATGAAGAAAAGAATAAATTATGAGGAATAATATAATGATGATGATGACAACTTACTTACTTACGCAAAGCGAGCGAGCGAAGCGAGCGAGCAAAAACTAACGAGTGAGCGTAGCGAACGAGCTCCGCTTTCTTTGCTGAGCGAGCAAAGCGAGCGAAGTAACTTCACAACTTTCATATCTTTTCCTTATCAGCAGAAATATATGACAACTTGTTGGCGTATTTTCTGCAAGGAAAAGTATGATGGTTGTTTAAAAAAGGAGTGAGCGATTAGCAAAAATATATGACAACTTGTTGGCGTATTTTTTGCAGCGAACGAGATCCGCTTCCTCCGCTCCGAGCGAGCGTAGCGAGCGAGGAAAAAAATTAGGGAAAAAGGGTTTTAACCCTTTTTCCCTTAAAGGGCTTGCAACTATCCTGCCCAAACTTTAAAAGTATCTTTACATTTTCTGTTAAATGCATTATCTTTTACAAATTTATAGAATCGCTTTCCAAGCTCACCATTTGGCATTGCATGCTTAATTAAAAGATTAACATCTTCTTGTATAGAATCCATTCGTTTTTTAAGTTCATGAACTCTTTTTGAAATATCTTCAATGAAAGCATCATCTAGTTCGTTCCGATTCAGATTAAAATCTTCTGCAAGTCCAGATGTACCAGAAGTGCCAAAAACCACATCATCAGGAAATTCAGGTTCAACAACAGGCTTGCTATTCTCTACTACTTTTTTCTTCTTCACCATTTTTTTCTCCTTTATAAATGGTTTAAAAAATTAAAGTTTCACCCACAGCTGAACTTTAATTTTTTAATCCATTTAATAGTAAAAGATAAAAAATGGAAAAAAGCAGTAAAGAATAGCAGACTGTTTAACTAAATTTAATTAAGATGCCGTTAAAAAGGCAATTGCAAAAGTACATTGAAATTAAAAAAGATATATCATTATGTTTAAACCTATCATTTACCTATCACTTTTAAGTGTAAGCAATAAAAGCTAGTTAGAGTAAGAATGATAGAATAATAGATAATATGTTAGTAATGTTATAGGGGTATTAATATTATTTAAATTTAATTAAAATAGCGTTTTGATATATATTAGGAATGAATTGTATAGAAAGCCCCTATACAATTAATAGATAAAAAACCTATCACTTTTGCCTATTTTGAGTCATAAGTATATGCGATTAATAGAGTTAAAAATGATATATAGACCTATCATTTATCTATCACTTTTTATGAGAGAACTCATAAGTGTATAGGTTATAAGAACTTATAACGACTTAAAAGTGATAGGTCTAAAGCGTGAGACCTATCATTTACCTATCATTCTGATAAGCTAATAAGCATTAGGTTATTTTAAAACTTAGTAAGCTAGACTCGTAAGTATACTCACTTACGAAGTAAGCTACATAAGAACCCCCCTCCCCCCTTTTAGAAAGGGGTAGGCATCCCAGAAGCACACGGTGTTCTAGGAAAAAAAAACAATCCATACCTCTTACGATAAGGATTAAAAAAAAACAAACTCATCCCTATATGCCTCTTACTTTTTCTCACTTGACTTTTAATATATATTGGTGTATTATGTTTTACAATTTTAAATAAATTTTCAATTTTTTTGGAGGAGAGGTAGGGATGAGATGAAAAGTGGATATAAAATTACAGTAGTGGGGCAGTACTATGTACATGCCGGAGAAAGAAGAAAGACTCTAAAATCTTATCGTTTTGCCATAAATTTACCTTCAATGGATTGTGCGTTATCTGTTATAAAGAATAAGATTTTAGATACCGTCTTACCGAAGTTATATTCTGACTATGCAGGGTACAGGACACATGACATAGTGGATGTAGAAGCTTTTGGAGATATAGCACCTGCGAAAGCGGAGTTATGGCAGATGAACAGGGCTACTATTATAAGTTACATACAAGAAAATGAGCTCCCGGTTCTTGAAGAGATATATGAAACTTTAATGGAACTTAGGCAAGCGGTGGAGATGGCGGAAGCCGATCCTGACAGGTTTAAGAGAGTGCAGGAGGAGAAGGAAAAGGATTTCAAGTTATTAGGTGAATTAAGATCTTTAAATCCTGAATTATTTCCAGAAGCCGATACAAAATCGGCAGAGGTTGAAGGGGAAGCAGTTCCTACCAGTTCTTGGAAAGCCGACAAGGAAGTTGAGAATAAAGCTAAGAAGGAAGATGTATTGGCTGATCTTTTAGCTTGATTGGGGAGAACAAATGCAAAAGGGTGGTTTTAAGACTTTGCTTATTGTGCGTTTCCGGGTACAGCCTCAAGATGGAAAGTGGTTTGTTTTATCTGCACCACTTGTATATGTATCGGAAAGTGGTACGGAATATGTTGTGCCTGTTGGCGTTAATACTGATTTTGCCAGTATTCCTCGTGGACTCAGATGGTTAATTCCAAGAGTAGGAAAGCATGGTAAGGCTGCTGTATTACATGATTATTTATGTGAATATGGTGTAGTTCCCAGAAAGAAAGCAGACAGGATATTTTTAGAAGCTATGAAAGCATTGGAAGTCGGGTGGTTAAAAAGACGAACAATGTATTCTGCTGTTGCTGCTTACACTACATTAATGAGGAAAAAATGAACGAAGTTGCGAACTATGAGACTTTTATAACTTGGGAAGATGGGATACCAAGAGTTGAGCTCCGGCAGATGATAACGAAGGAAGTATTGGTAGATCTTCCAGTTGCAGCTCTTTCGCTTCCGTATGAAAGATCGGAGAAGGATGTATTTCTGGAAAAGGATTCGGAATTTGAAGGAATGACAAATGCCGAAGTTATGAATGTTCGTCTTGCCAGAAACGCTGCAAAAGGAGACATGGATGCTATTAAAACTTTACAGGACAGAGTTCTTGGTAAACCCAAGCAGCAGATTGAATCCAGAAGTATTACTGAGACTTACACGCAGTATCTTGAACGGTTGGCAGCAGCGGAAGAAGAAAAGAATTTAACTGAAAGTATTGTTGAGGAAATCTGTTAAATGAAAATAGAAATATTTAAAGGCAGAGACAAAAAGTGGAGGTATCGTGCTGTAGCAGCTAATGGTGAAATAATGTGTACAAGCCAAGCTTATAAAGGTGGTAAGGGTGCTGCAAAACGAGGAGCTACATCTTTGTTACGAGGTATAAAAAACAAGTGCACTATTGTTATACCTAAACTCTTACTTTGTGGTGTACTACTAGGACTTACTGGTTGCGTACCTGTACTTGTTGCAGGGATTGGTGCAGTCGGAACGGTAGTTGCTGCGAAAAAGAAATATGAAGGAGATGTAGTGAAAGCGGAAAAGATTGAAGCTTATGGTGAAGCTGCTATGGAAAGTCTGGAAGAGATTAAAGACAAGATTAAAGTTATTAATGAATAATGACAAATGCTACTAGGATACACGATCTTTTACAGAGCAATCTTCCTTTCTTTGCACGAAATACTTTAAAGATTAAGAACAAAGAACACGGTACAATAATACCATTTGTTTTTAACCGGGCACAGGAATATCTACATTCCAGAATAGAAAAGCAGATTGCGGATAAGGGAAGAGCGAGAATAATAATCCTGAAGGGTAGACAGCAGGGGTGCAGCACCTATGTTAGTGCTCGTTTCTATCATAAATGCACAAGGCATAAGGGAAAGGCTGTTTTTATTCTTTCCCATGAATACCAAACTACGAACAAACTTTTTGCAATGGTAGACAGGTTTCAACAGCATTGCCCCGATGCTATTAAGCCACATACTGATGTCTATAATAATAAGCAGATTAAATTTGATCGTCTTGATAGTGAATACACTACAGGAACAGCAGGTAATGAAGATGTGGGCAGGGGCGGAACTTTGCAGTATTTTCACGGATCAGAAGTAGGCTTTTGGGAAAATACCGATGGGATAGAGACAGGGATCATGCAATCTATAGCGGATGTAGATAATACAGAAATTATTCTTGAGTCTACAGCTAATGGTATGGGTAACATGTTTCATAGGAAATGCATGTCAGCCATGCGAGGAGAGGGAGATTATGAACTTGTTTTTATCCCTTGGTTTTGGCAAAAGGAATACAGAAGAGAAACCGATGATAATTTTACTCTGACTGATGAAGAGATGGATCTGAAGAATTCTTTTGATCTTGAAGATTCTCAAGTTTATTGGCGAAGGGTAAAGATAGAGGAATTTGGAACAGAGTGGAAATTCCGGCAGGAGTATCCTATGACGGTACAGGATGCTTTTGTTACTAGCGGTACGAGTCTTGTTAATGGCGATGCTATTATTAAAGCCAGAAAAGCCAAGTTTATAGATAATACAGCACCACTTATATTGGGTGTAGATGTTGGCAGAGAACAGGATAGAACGGTTATCTTACCACGAAAAGGAAGATGTGTTCTTCCTTATACTATATTTGATCCTAAAACTGAAGGGCTAGTACGACAAACGACTATTGCTTCCCGATTAGCGAGGATAATAGAAAGACAGAATGTAAACAAGATATTTATTGATGTTGCTAAAGGTTATGGCATTATTGATATTCTGGTTGCCGATGGATTTGCAGATATAGTGCGTGGAGTATTCTTTAATGAAGGGGCAATTGAGAATGATAAGTATGCAAACAAGCGAGCAGAAATGCATATCTTAGCAAGAGATTGGATAGAATCAGAAGCAGTTTCTATTCCTGATATAGATGAATTTGAAGTAGATATTGCATCCATTCCAGATTATAAAGAAACAATGAATGGACTTGTTCAAATGCCTTCTAAGAAAGATATTAAGAAAGTTTTAGGGAGATCGCCAGATCTCTGGGATGCTTTTATCTTGACTTTTGCATATCCTGTTGCTACTAATAATCGTAGTGGTGGTACAAGACTTAGAAAGATTAAAGGGAAGAGTCCATTAAAAACTTTAAATAGAATTAATAAAGAACCCGGAGAGGTTACTACTAATTCAATAACTTCTGTTTGGGGATAAGGATTTTTATATGACACGATTATTAAAAGAACTTTTACCAACATTTGAATATAGTCATAATTATCCTAATTTATTACCTATTGCAACTTACTTTCTAGGTAAAAGTCATGGAGCTAAAAAAAATAGAATAGCTCCAATGCCTACTTTACCAAGTGTTGATACTGATGCAGAAACAAAAAAGACTGCAAAAAGGGCTACTATGTCTTTAAAAAAGACAGGAGCTAGAGGTTTATCACAAGTAAATTCATCTTTAACTAATGAAGAAGAAGAAAATATAGGTCGTAGTAAAATACTTGTTTAAATATAAATTATAAAGGAATTTAATATGTCAAGTGTTGTTCGTGCGGTTGTTAGTGTTTTTAGACCACCACCAAAACCAAAACCACCTCCGCCTCCGCCTCCGCCTCCAGAACCAGTAGCGGTTGCAGAAGAACCAGAAACAAAAGCAGCGGTTAAGGTTGCTGCTGCATTAAAAAAGACAGGTGCAGCCGGAATAAAGGGAGAAGGAAGAGAATCATTTAAACAACTTGTTTAATTATTACTTTTATGGATGAATCTGACGATTTAATAACTAATTACATTATCTTAGTTTTTCTTTGTGGTATGATAGGATGGTTAATATGGAAGCATACAGGTACTGAAGAAGGACAGATTGGTGCTTTATATTGGGCAGGTGTGGCTACTCCTTTATTATCACAAATAACGAAGAAAGTGTTTAATTTAATAAAGAAAAATTAATATGGCTGAAGCAATACGAATTAGTAAAGTTGGTGCAATAAAGAAAAAGCTTAAAATATTAAAGAAAAGAAAAGAACCTTGGTTACCTCATTATCAGTTATTAGGCGAATTTATTAATAATAGAAAACAGAATTTTACTGAAGCTAATGAACCGGGTGCTTTTCTTACTAGAGAACTCTTTGATAATACAGCAGCAAAAGCTGCTGAAACAGCTTCTTCTACTATTCTTGCTGCATTGTTTCCTAGTGCTGCCCAATCTTTTGAATTAATTCCGGCAAGAGGAGTGGATGATACTGAAGAGCATAGAGAATATATGCGATTTATTACAGAGGAAGCAATATCTGTTATGGATGATTCACGCTCTGGTTTATCTGTTGCTTTAACAGAGATGATGCTTGATGATGTTGTCTTTGGTACTGTTGGTTTAGGAATTTTTAAAACAAAAAAGAACAGCCCTCTTCCTATTCGTTATGTATCGTGGGATGTAAAAATGATGCATATAGATGAAGATGAGAATCATTTTGTTGATACGGTTATTAATGAAAAAGAAATGACTGTCAGGCAAATGGTACTTGAATATGGTTTAGAAAATCTGAGTGCAACTAATCAAGAAAAGTTTAATAATGGTCAGGAAACAGATAAAGTTACTGTTATTCATGCTATTGAACCTCGTATAGATGGTAGTAAGACAAAATTTGGCAGTAAAAATAAACCTATATCATCTATTCATTTTGAAGCAAAAAGTGAGAAGATATTAAGAGAAAGTGGTTTTGATGAAATGCCAGTTCTTGTTACTCGTCTACGCAAAGCGATGGGCGAAGTTCAAGGAAGATCATTAGGAATGGCTGCTCTTCCTGATATTATAGAACTTAATGTAGTTTGGGAGACTCTAACTGTAGCAGCTGAAAAACAGGCAGATCCACCTTTGGCAGTATTAGCAGATGGTGATCTTGGAACTACAACTATTGATACAAGTGCCGGAGCTATAAATGTTTTTAATATTGCACAAAGAACTGGAATCGCAAAACCTATAATAGAACTTACAACAGTAGGAGATCTTCAGCCTTTAGTTTTAATGGTAGAAAAACTTACTGAAGCAATAAGTAATCATTTTATGATTGACAGGCTTCTTGATCTTAATAACGAAACTCGCATGACTCTTGGTGAAGCGAATATTCGTAATGAACTTAGAGGTCAATCATTAGGTTCTCTTTTTACAAGAAAGAAAGCGGAAATTTTTAATAATTTAATTGAGAGAACAATAAATATTCTTTTTGAAGATGGAAGATTAGGAGTTATTAGCGGATCACCAGAAGAAGAAGCTTATTATGCACAAGGTGTAGAACCTATAGTTATTCCTGATCAGTTAGTTGAAAAATCAGCTAATGGTGAAGAGATATTTAAAATTAAGTATATTTCACCTGCTGAAAGATCTATAAAAGCTGAAGAGGTTCAAGGTAATATAGCAACATTAGAAATTCTTAATATAACTGCCCAGATAAATCCTGAATCTATTGATAATATTGATCTTGATGCTCTTATCAGGCGTACTTCTGAATTAACTGGAGCATCAAAAGAAATGGTACGAGGACTTGATATTGTTGAAGAATTAAGAGAAATGAGAGCAGCACAAGCAGCTCAGCAGCAACAATTGGAAACCACAAGAGAAGCTTCTGAGATTTCTAGAAATTTTGCTCAAGCTCAAGCAACTATGAATAATGTAAATAATCCGAATCAGAAGAAGGAATGATTTTAACACCAAAAGAGAAAGCAGCAAAAAAAGCCAAACAAGCTAAATTAGCAAAAGAAGCAAATGATAAATTAAAAGCCATGTTTGATGCAGTTGCTGCTACAGAAGATGGAAGAAATCTTTTTAAATATTTTATGGAACTTTTAGGATTCCATAAAAATACAGTTACTATGAATCCAACAACAGGAGAAATAAATAAAGAAATATCAGTTTATTTAGAAGCTCGCAGGAGTGTTTATTTAGATATGCGTACAAATATTTCAGATAGATATTTAAAAAAGATAGAATTTAAATAAGGAGAGGCAGGTTATGGCAGATACTTTACAAGAACAAACAAATGTTTCAACAACAGTTCAGGCACATACAACTGCTGTTGAATCAGAAAAAGAAGGAAATGGTTTTGTTGTTCCAGAAGCTTATCGGGATAAGCCGTATATGAAAGGTATAAATAGTGAAGAGTCTTTATATAAGGCTTTTGATGGTGCACAGAGTTTAATAGGAAAACAAAAAATTACTTTTCCAACTGATGAAACTTCTGATGAAGATAGATTAGCTTTTAATTTAGCAGCAGGTATGCCTGAGAAAGCTGAAGATTATGTTTTTGAACGAGAACAAGGAACAGAAATTGATACAGAATATGAAAATAAAGTAAAACAGTTATTTCACAACTCTGGATTATCTAGTAAATCCGCAACAAAGTTACAAGTAGGATTTGAAAAACTTATTAATGAATTACAGGTTGCTGAAAAAACAAGATTAGATACTGAATTTAATGAATTGAGTTCAAAAACCTTTGGTGATAATTCAGATAGTATTCTTGCAGAAGCAAAAAATATTATTAAAGAAAATATACCAGATGGATTTGCAGATCATTTTACTAATTTAGATAATCAAGCATTAATTACAATGGCTGCTGTTGTTGATAAAATTAAAACAAGATATATTGACGAAGATAGTATTAATGATAGAGGAGCAAATATTGGAGCTTCTGGTGTTGATGATCTTAGGAAAAAAGGTAGAGATCTTTTAAATCATCCGGCAAGAAGCGATGCTTTTCATCCTGATCATAAAAGGATCAATGAAGAAATTAAGGAAAATTATGCAATGATTGGAAAGATGTTGACATAAAGTATCGGGTATCTGGTGACAGTCCGATGTTAATAGTTAAACTATTTGATCTAGGCTATCATAAAAAGCTAGGACACTTCCGATTTTATCAAGTCGGGCATAGTTACCGTTTTACTTTATACTTTTTATTTTACTTTGGAGATTCAAATTATGGCTAATGATAATATTGATAAAGCCTTGATCATCCAATTCAGCGATCAGTTGAGACATGAATCTCAGCAGATCAGAGCAAGATTGCGACCATATGTACAGGTTAAGCCGATGATAGGCGATCTTTTTGCTTACGATGGATTGGGTGATGTTGAAGCGAGAGAAGTATCAGGAAGAGTACAAGCAACTGTCTTTGATGATATTGATCATCTTAGAAGGAAAATTACACGAAGAAGATTTGCAGTAACTCTTCCAATTGACAAGA